AGACTTCCTTATCAATGGGCGATGTTACTGTACCTGCAGCTTTTAGCGATAGTAATGTTGGTAGTGTTCCTAGTTTAAATATTAGTACTTCTCATGATGCTGAATATTTAGACGCATTAGCTTCTGCAAAGAATCTTATAGATGTTGGTCTTGCTACTGACGAAGCAAGCGGAGGTAGTGATGATGCAACTGCTCAAAGTGCTGGATATTGGTTAAAAGACGAAGATGAGGAAATGGTTCAGTCTACATTAACAGTAGCTGCTCAAGAATTGCAAAGAGCTTCTAGCTATCTTTCTAAATTTCAAGCAGATATTAATAAAGAAGTTCAGGAGTTTACTGTCGATATGCAAACTTACCAAGCTAAGGTAGCTGAAGAATCTGCTAAGTCCAGTGTCGATACAACAAGATTTCAGACAGAACTAGGTTTTCAAACAGCACGTGCGCAAGAAACACTTGCCGAGTTCAACACTAACGTCCAAAAAAAGATTAGTCTTTATACAACGATTATAAGTAAATTAACCACAGATTACCAGTGGCTACAAAGTCAGTATCAGGTTGTCAAATCAGAGCTTTCTGAATTTATGGCACCTTACACTCAAGCTGGTATACTTGACAGTACAGCAGAAGGAGTAAGGCGTTGAAATTAAAAGAAATGGTTGAATTGGTACAGCAACATCATCCCGATCTCGGTGTTACGGAGATAGTTAAGATGTTAAATACTGCTCAAGAGGAATATAGTCAAAGAACAAGAATGCTTGAAAAAGCTACTCAGTTTGATCTAGAATTAAATCAAAGATATTATTTACTAGATGAAGCAATTCTTGAAATTAAATCTGTTGATATGGAAGGTGCTGATGGAAGCACAGACCATGTTAATATACCTAAATTAATTGGTAGGCCGATAAGAAGGGACTTAACGTAATGGCTGGAACTTATGTAGATAATTGGAGCAATAAGTATGCTACTAATCAATGGGTATGGTGGACTGAAAGAGATGCTGTTGGAATAGCAAAATTTAATCCTAATACTGAAAAGTTTGCTTCCCCAGGTTCAGCTGAAGATGGTAAGAAGATAACTCTTTTTTACTATAAAAAAGCAGATTTATTTAAAGAGCCTTCTGCTGTAGATTCTGAAGGAGCTTCAACTTTTTCTTGGTCTGCTACAAGCAATTTTCCAGGACAGTTTCATGATTATTTGGTTGCTAAGGCAATAGCCCTTGGATATGAAAAGAAACCAGAGGGGCTCCAATTGGCTCAATATTTTAATGAAAAATTTGAAAAAGGTGTAAGAGAAGGAAGAGCTTATGCGTATAGAGCTAGAGCAGGAACGGTTAAATATGTTAAACCAGTGGATTTCTAATGGCAATAAATACAACAGCATATGATTGGTCAGCGAATAATTTTGGTCTTGCGGAATGGGATGACATTTCTTGGTCTTTTAACGAGCTTGGCGCGGGTCAATTCTTCGACTCCTATTTGGCTGATAACTTTACGCCTTACGATTCTCCTGACGATTTTAGTTATACAGCAGTATCTGCTGCAACAGCTCCTACATTAAGTACGGTATCAGCTGCTGGTTCACCTACTTTTACAGCATTAACTGTAGGCTCAACTAGCTATAGTGACCAATCGTTAAGTACTCCTACTTTTACAGATATAATTATAGCGGGAGAGAATTAATGGGTACACTATCAGCCCCAAATAAAATTAAAGATGTTTATACTAAACTTGTCTTTAAAGGTGATGACGGGAATCTATATATAGATAACGGAAGTGCAGACCAATTAATACAGAGTCTGCCATTACAAGGAGTGAGTACAGGTACAAGCGCTCCAACTTCTGGTGTCAGTGAAGGAGACCTTCACTATGATTCAGATAATGATGTTTTTTATGTTCGAGACGAAGACTCTTGGAATGAAGTCCTTGTGGCTGGAGTCTCCGCACTTAACGGTGGAACATTTACATAATAGGAGATAAGCATGGCTAATACCATTCAGATAAAACGCCATAGTAGCAATACTGATACAAGTGCACCTGGCTCTCTAGTCAGTGGTGAACTTGCATTAAGTCAAGCTGGTAAGAAACTGTATGTAGGCCGTCATAATAATAGTAGTGTTGAAGTATTTCACTTACCAACCCTTCAGGATATAACCTATGGGAATGGTATTAGTGGAACTATAGCTTCTGGTAGTAATGATAACTCATCAACTCTTGCAGTTGATTTAACTGATTCTAATATCTTTGGTACAACAAGTGCTAAAGGTATAGTGCAGATGAGTTCTGATAATTTTGCAGTTAGTTCTGGAGTAGTAACAATCAAAGATGATGGAGTTGCTCTTGGGACTGAAACAACTGGAAATTACGTAGCTAGTTTAGTAGCTGGAACAGGTATATCACTTGCTAATAACTCAGGTGAAGGGGCTACTCCAACAGTAGCTATTGATTCAAGTTCAAGTCCTTCTGTTGCTGGAATTACTGCAGATGATATTCAAGTTGGTGTAACAGCTAGTAATGAGATTGATACATCAAGTGGAAATCTTACTATAGATTCAGCAGGTGGAACTGTAACAGTTGATGATAATTTAACGGTATCAGGCAACTTAACAGTTAATGGAGCTACTACGACGGTTAATTCGACAACAATAACGATTGATGATCCAATTTTCACTTTAGGTGGAGATTCGGCTCCAGGCTCAGATGACAATAAAGACAGAGGTATCTTAGGTCAGTACTATGATAGTAGTGCTAAGAAGATGTTCTTTGGAATGGATGATAGTAACTCTCATAGATTTACTTATATTCCAGTTGCTACTGAATCTACTGGTGTAATATCTGGTTCAGTCGGTGATTGTCAATTTGCAACAGGTTATTTTACAGCTATCAGTGGAGCAACTATTGATGGCGGAACATTTAGTGATTAGGAGTAATCATGGCAAATACTATCAAATTAAAGAAGGATGGCACATCTGGTGGAGAACCTACAGTTAATTCTGATGCCTCAGAAACTAGTAACGGCTTGGCAGCAGGCGAAGTCGCTATTAATTATAGGGACGGTAAGCTTTTCTACGCTAAATACAATGGTTCAACTTATTCCAGGAGCCATTTTCCAGATAATGATAATGTTCAAGGAGATGCGACGGCTCTTGCAATTGCTTTAGGATGATGAATGGCAAACACATTTAAATTAAAAACAGATGCAAATGTATCAACAAGCTTATCAGCAGTCTATACAGTACCTTCTTCTACGACAGCTATTGTAATAGGATGTACTTTAGCTAATACAAGCTCTGCAGCTATAACAGCTGATGTTAAAATTGTTACAAACTCATCATCAGGTGAAAACGGTGATGATGTATATGTAATTAAAGGAGCACCAATCCCACAAGGAGGTTCGCTTGAAGTAATGTCTGGCAATAAGATTGTCCTACAAACATCAGATGCTTTGCAATGTTTAGCAAGTGCGTCTAATGCTCTAGACGTTGTACTTTCAATTATGGAGATTACCTAGTGGGTTATATAGGTAAAGTTCCAGCGGATGTCTTAATAGACCCAATGGTCGACTCAGCAGCTATTACTGATGCTACAATCGTAACTGCTGACCTCGCAAATGATGCAGTAACCTCTGCAAAACTAGCTGCCGATTCTGTAGATAGTTCTGAACTTATCAATGGATCAGTAGATAATGCACACCTTGCTGGTTCTATAGCAATGAACAAAACCAACCTCACAGCGGGTACTGGTTTAACTCTTTCAACAGATACACTTAATGTAGATGCAGCGCAAACTCAAATAACTTCAGTTGGTACTATTGGGACAGGTGTCTGGAATGGGACTGTTGTAGCATCTGCTTATCTAGATGCTGATACTGCTCATCTTACAACTACGCAAACATTTACTGGGGCAAAAACATTTTCAGATAATACTGTAATTCAAGGAGATAATAAATACTTAGATGTAAAAAGTGCAGATTATTCAAATGTTTATATAGGCTCAGCAGGTTCAAGTGGAGCAGGTTTAGATAGAGGAATTATTGTACTGAGAGAAAATGGCAGTAATAAAACTTTATTATATGGAGATGGTTCTGCTGATTTTGGAGCTAAAGTTTTTATTAACCAAGATGCAACAAATGCCTATGCTTTTGAGATAGACCACGAAGGAGATGCGTGGAATGGTCTTCACGTTGACGCAAGTGCTTTAACTACAGGTTCAGCAGGTCATTTTTATTCTGATGCAAATAGAACAGCAGACTATCCACTTGTTGAATTACAAGACGACAATGCAAGTAGTTCAGGGTATGGATTAAAAATAAGATGTGATGGAGATGGCGATTTTATTAGAGGAATGGCTCAAGGGAATAATACTAAATGGAAAGTTACGAATACTGGTGCAATGGAAATAAGTGGTTCTAATTATGACCAATTAAAAATAACAGGTTCAGGTTCAGAATCAGGAATTAAATTTATTGATTCGGGAGGACAAACTGATGGGTTTATTTATGCAAGTGGAGAGACAATAGGTTTTCTTGCAGCTAATGGAAGTTGGAATTTACAAACATCTTCATCTTCAGCTACTTTTGCAGGTAGATTGAATGTAGGTGGAGGAAATCAAAACGATTTTACACCTACTCTTGGAGTAACGGGTGCACAACCAGGTTTAGTTTTAGACGATAGTGCAACAGAGGCTTTTCTTGTCGCTTACTGTGATGGTGATGCATCTGTTATGATGTATGACCATAATGATAGTTTTATTATTAAACAAGCTGAGTCAACTGGTGGTAGTAGTGCAGCTGATGTTTTATTATTGAATAGTTCAAAAAATGCTGAGTTTGCTGGAACATTACAAGCTACAACTATAACAAGTTTTAATAGTTCTGATGGTATAATATCAAAAAGAAATGACGGTACTGATACTAGAATGCAAATACTGAACACCCATACTGGTAGCTGTTATTTATATTTTGATGCAAGTAATGGGGATTTGAGTGGTAGCGATTATGCTTTTATTAAGCATGACAATTCAAATCTTGACCTCATTATACAAACAGAGGATAGCTCAGGTAAGATACAGTTAAATTCAAAAGAATCAAGCACTATGACGTTGGATGGATGGAAGGTCGGAATTGGAGAGGCTGGGCCATCTACAGTATGCCATATCAAAGGACAGAATGATGCACATGCTGGATTGGGAGTTCTTTTGTTGCAAACAGCGTATGCGGCTGGAACAACAAGAGTTATTCAAACTTTTTATGACGATGGAGGTACTCATTGTGGAGAAATTAGCATTCATAGAACAAACCACACAGCTGCTTATGGCACAGCCTCAGATTATAGATTAAAAGAGAATGAAATTGCTATTTCTGATGGTCTTACTCGATTAAATCAGTTAAAACCATATAAATTTAATTTTAAATCAAATCCTGAGAAAACAAAATTGGATGGATTTTTTGCACATGAAGTATCAAGTATTGTGCCTGAAGCTGTTGTTGGTGAAAAAGATGCTATGGCGGTAAACCCAGTTACAGGTGAAGAAGGAATAAGCAAACAGCAAATTGACCAGTCTAAGCTTGTGCCTTTACTAGTGGCTGCAGTACAAGAATTATCAGCTAAAGTAAAAGTATTGGAGAGTGCATAATGCCATATATAGGAAGAGCAGCAACTAATACAGGTTCAGTTAGATACCTAGATAATATAGCTAGTGGATTTGACGGTAGTGATACTACCTTTACTGCTCAAGTTGGTGGTGTTAATATAACTCCTGATCAAGAGAATGTTAGGATATATCTTGATGGTGTATTCCAGCATCCTGGTTCTGGCAACGCTTATACGATAAGTGGTTCTACAATTACGTTTACAGAAGCACCAGTAGCCAATACTGTGTTCTCAGCCTATGTTGTTGGTGCAGGTGCTTATCTTGACGATAAAGCTGTAAGTTCAGCCAAGCTTGACGATGATGCTGTAACAGCAGCAAAGTTAGATGATGATGGCACAGGTTTTCAAGTAGGTGATCTTGGCGTAGGAGGTTCTCTAACCTCTGGGGATAAGCTTACTGTTACAGGTAGAGCTAGAGTGTCTGGTGGTATAATAGGAGATTTAACAGGAAATGTGACTGGTAATACAAGTGGCACTGCAGCTACAGTAACGACTGCAGCTCAAACCAATATTACTTCATTAGGCACATTAACTGCTCTAACTTTAAGTGGAAATATTACAATGGCAGATGATACTTCCATTGGTATTTCTGATTCAGATGAAAGAATTGAATTTGATGGGGCTGGCGATATATCAGTTTTAGGAGCAAATTTTGGAATCGGTACTACTTCGCCTTCAGCAACAGACTGGGGAAGCGCAAATCCTGTTTTGGCTATTCATGGTACTCAGCCAGTGATATCGCTTAAAGATACCAATGATGATAAAGAATATGTCTTAGCTAATAACGGTGGAAATTTTATAGTCTGGAATAGTGATATAGATAAATATACCTTATTTCTTGATTCAAATTCAAAGATAAGTCTTTCAAATAATGATAGTGGAACTGGGAATACAGTGTTTGGAAAGAATGCTGGTGCAAGCATTGATGCTGGTTCTAATTATAATGTGTTTATAGGTGAAAATGTATCTGATGCTACTATGAACGATTCTTATTCAAACGTAGGGGTTGGGTATGGGTCATTAAGTGCTTTAACTACAGGTGATAGAAATACAGCCATTGGATACAATACTTTAACAGCAAATACTACTGGTGAGGAAAATATTGCCATTGGTAGAGATTCTATGGATGCTTGTGTTTCAGGAAGTTATAACATAGGAATTGGCACTAATACTCTTGGAGCTATGGCTGATGTGGGTTCAACATTTAATATCGCTATTGGGTATGATGCTATGAGTACTGCAAATCATGCTAATATAGATGAGTGTATTGCGATTGGTCATTCTGCTCTTAATGCTTTAGGAGCAAATTCAGGAGCAACTGGCTCAATAGCTATTGGCTATCAAGCACTTACTGCTTTAACAAGTGGAGAAGGGAATGTGTCTATAGGTCAACATTCTTTATCAGTAGAAACTGATGGAAGTTATAATACTGCAGTAGGATTCCAATCCTTACAACAGCAAACAAGTAGTGTTACAGCTACAGTTGGTAATACTGCTTTAGGATATAGGGCTGGAAGGTCTCTCACTGGATCAACTGGAACTACCCTTATTGGATATCAGGCTGGTGGTGCAGCTACTATGACTGGTAATGGCAATACTGCAATAGGTTATGACGCTGGTAAGGCAATGACATCAGCGGCAAGTAATGTTATAATTGGTCAGGAAGCTGGAGATGCATTAACAACTGGAGCATCTAACGTAATTATTGGTCAAGCTGCTTTAGGTGCAGCTGATGGAGCTGAACATAATAATGTAGCTATTGGTAAATCGGCTGGTGAATCTATAAACCATGATGATGCAGATAATAATGTCCTTATAGGAAAAGATGCTGGAGCAGGTGGGTCAGCTGCATTTACTCAAAATATTGCTATCGGTGTTCAGTCTTTAGATGCAACTGGAAGTGCAGCTCTTGAAGCTTGTGTTGTAATAGGATATCAAGCCGCTACAGCTGTAAATCATACTGATTCAAATGGCATAGTTGCTATTGGGCATCAAGCTGGAGCAGCTGCACTATCCTGTTTAAATACCACATTGGTTGGATACGCAGCTGGTGATGCTCTTACAACTGGAGATAATAATACTGCTCTTGGTAGACATGCTTTAGGGGCTCTTGCAACTGAGGATAACAATACTGCTGTAGGATACCAAGCTGGAACAGCTCTTACTGGAGCTTCAAATACTTGTGTTGGGTATAGAGCAGGTTATCAGATAGTGGGAGGTACTGGTAATACTTTTATAGGCGCATCCGTTGATTTAAATACATCTAATTTTACAAACGCAACTGGTATTGGGTATAATTTTGAAGTATCATCCTCTAATGCAGTATTTCTTGGAAATAGTGATGTTACGTCAGTGTATATGGCATCCGATAAAGGGGCTACAGTTCATTGTAGTAAAATAGAAGTTGCTGGAACTTCGCAAATTTATGGTACAGGTGATTATGGAGTCCAAGTTTGGAGATCAGATACAGGTATTATGAACGCAAGATTTTATGATAATGGTGATTATTCGTTTAGAGGTAGTGACCAATCAGATAAAGATTTAAAAAAGAATATAATTGATATTCCTGATGGTTCATTAACATTAGTTAATCAATTAAAGCCAAAAACCTACAAATGGAAAGTATCTCAAAATCTTGGAGACGCTACCAAGACAGGATTTATTGCTCAAAATGTCGCAGAAGTATTCGGTACAAATGAAAGTGTAGCCACAGGAACAGATGGAAATAAAGATATGGGAATCAATCCAGTTGGCTTAATTGCTCATTTAACTAAAGCAGTTCAAGAATTGTCAGCAAAAGTAGAAGCGCTGGAGAACGCATAATGGCTTTAACAAAAATAAAAACACAATCAATTAATGACAACGCAATTACTAATGCGAAGATGGCTGATGATGCTATTGACAGTGCTGATCTCGCTGATGGAAGTATAGACAACGTACACTTAGCTGGCTCTATTGCAGTTAGTAAAACATTATTAGCTGGTGGTACTGGACTTACCCTTTCTACCAATACCCTTGCAGTAGACGCTGCCCAGACTCAGATTACCTCAGTAGGTACTCTTACTTCATTAGCTACTTCAGGTGTAGTTGGAATAACGGTTGCAAATGTATCAGGAGTGACAGCAAGTACAGATGCCGATGATTTAGTTATAGAGAATACTGTTCACAATGGTATTTCTATTTTGACGAATGATAACCAAACAAGTAATCTATACTTTGGTCAAGCATCAAGCAATAGAACTGCAAGAGTTGATTATGCAGGTGATACCAATATAATGCACGTTGGAACAACAAAAGCAAGTGGTCAATTACAATTACAATCAGCCAATGGAACTACAGGCATAACTTTAGATGCATCCTCTAATACTACTTTTGCAGGTAATATAATTTCAGGTGGATATGGTTCTTTTGAGAGAGATAGTTCTTATGGTAATGTTTTATATTTAAATAATACACAAAGTGGTCACGCTAATTCGTGGGCATTTATAACAGGTGGAAGCAGTAATGGTAGTGGAACATTTACTATCAAAAATGAAACAGATAGTGTCAATGCTTTACAATTTGATACCAGTTCTAATGCCACTTTTGCAGGTAATGTAACAGTTAGTGATAGAGTTGTAGGCTCAAGTGATTTAATTCTTGTTACCACTGATAGTAATGAAAAGATACATATGGATTCTGATGGTTATATGAAATTTGAAACTGCTGGTAGTGAAAGAATGAGGATTATTTCTGATGGTAAAGTCGGAATTGGTACTACTGCACCTGACCAAGTTCTTCATTGCAAAGTTGCATCTGGAGACCCATATATAGTTTGTGAAACTGCATCAGGTGGTGGTGCAGGTATAAAATTAGTTGGTACAGATACTAATAATAAAATTCAATCATCAGGTGGTATTGATTTTTACACAGGCTCATCTACTACTGCGAATGGTAATGTAAGAATGACTATTGATAGCTCAGGCGGTGTAGGAATTGGCGATACTTCGCCTGATGCAGTCCTTGATGTTGTAAGTGGTACTAATGGTTATGTTCAAATACTTCAAAATACACATGGAAGTTCGCCTTATGGATTAGCTATTAACCATGACCATGACGCAGATAATAATACTCGTAAATTTTTGAATTGCGATGGTGGTGGTACTAATAGATGTATAATTTGGTCAGATGGAGATGTTAATAACTCTGACAACGGTTATGGTTCTATCTCAGATGTAAGAATTAAACAAGGAATAAGAGATGCTAATTCTCAATGGGATGATATAAAAGCAATTAAGGTTAGAAACTTTAAAAAGAATGAAGATGTTATTCAATATAAAGATAAAGCTTGGGAGCAAATAGGTGTTATAGCTCAAGAGCTTGAAGAGTCTGGAATGGATAAATTAGTCAGAGAACATCCAGCAGATGAATCTGAAATAGCAATCAATGAAGACATAAATGAAGGCGATATGGTAAAATCAGTACAATATAGTATTATTTACATGAAAGCAATCAAGGCTTTGCAAGAGGCTATGGCTAAGATAGAAACATTAGAGTCTAAAGTAACAGCATTGGAGAATGTATAATGAATCAAAAATTTGGAAATTTATATGCAAAACTTCTAGCTATATTTGCAGTATGGGTAGCCTTTGCATTTATGTTTAGGATAGGATATTAATGTTATGGTTTTATTTACATTGTGTGATTGCGATTGTGATTCTAATTGCGGATGCAAGAGGAACACTGGAACCAACGATAAAAGAATGGGAAAAGAAACTGGGGATACCAGTTCCTGAGGAACAGGATGAAAGTAGTACCAGATTGGAAAGAGATGAATAGCGTATTAAGAGTTATTGTAGCTTCTAGCTTTGCTGGTTTTTTATTGGCTTTAATTTTTATATCTTGTGCTGATGAATACTATATAGGAAAGGCTAAGCAAGATTTATATAGAGAAATGTTTGAGGTTGATTCTATTATGGGAAGAATACAAATGCAAATAGATAGTACTAGTATTGATTTTGAAAGGTTTTATCTTGATGCAAAGAGGATAAATAACGGACATGAGTAAAGGTATTAGCGAAGATGCTCAAATACATATATCAATAGCTTTTCTTATCAAAGCTATGATTGCAGTAGCAGTTGTTGTGGGTTCTTGGTATCAAGCTCAAATGCAATTTGCAGAGCACGATAGAAGGATAAAAGACTTAGAGGATACTATTATTGTTCTAAATGCAAGTGTTGAAGGTATGGAAACGCAGCATATTCAAGAACTTGAAGAAACCAATAGAAGTTTGATGGAAAGATTAGGTTTGAAAAGAAAATAAATAATGTTTAACTTTAAACTTAAAATAAAGGAGAAATCTCTATGACTACAGCTGAATTACAAGAACAGTTAGATGGCTTGACTGAGCAGCAAAAACAAGCAGAAGTCCAATTTCATCAGATAGCAGGAGCTATTGCGATGACACAACAACTACTTGAAAAATCGAAAGAAAAAGATAGTAGTGACGAAAAGAAAACAAAGAAATAAGGAGTTCATATGAGCTTAGTAGATATTGTGTCTAGTCATTTATTTAATGACAGCACTAAACAGGCTATCATTGATGGTTTAAACGATAGAATAGATATTCCAATTATCAATGAAAAGACTGAAGAAAAAGTTCTTACTGCTATATATGATGTAGTAGAAGACGTAATGAAGAAAGTTTTAGGTCAGTAGTATCGCAACTATTCACATAACCGTTTCTGACTTTGATCATGTATCTTGTCAGGAAGTATTTCCAAAAAAGCCTCACAGTTGTCCTAAGTGTTACTCTAGTAACATAAAGGACATAGAGGTTCTTGGTGCTTATAATGGCCCATTATTTTGGGAATGTGAGGTATGTAAAGTTCAACTTTTAAGGTTTAGTAGACGAACTACTAATAAACATCTTAGTAAATTAAAAGAATTATATTTTGATTTAGAAGGGTTAGATACTGTATGCGAAGGACTTCCAAATTAGATGGAAAAGTTACTAGTCGAGGGATTGTTACCCCAGATAAGCACTTTCCATTACACGATGAGAAGGCGATAAATTGCTTAATAAAAGCAATAAAAATAATAAAACCTAACTTTTATATTGATTTGGGTGATGTCGGTGAGTTTGAAAGTGTAAGTCACTGGCAGTGGAAAAAAAAGAAGCGTCCACCTTTAGAATACCAAATCCCGTTTGTGGATAAGGATATAAAAGAAGTCAATGCTGGAATGGACATTATTGACGAAGCATTAGACAAGGTTGGTTGTAAAGAGAAGTATATTACTGAAGGCAACCACGATGACTGGTTAAATCGGTTTGTTATGGAGAATCCATATCTTACTGATTATACTTTCAGAAAAGCAATAAAGCTTGACGAAAGAGGATATAAATATTATCCAGCTGGTAAATATCTAAAGATTGGTAGAATGAACTTCTATCATGGGCACCACTTTGCAGGAATTTCTCATACGAGAAATCATCTGCTTAGATTAGGGGCTAATGTGATGTATGGACACCACCATGACTTACAGCAAAGTAGTGTAACTCATCTTGATGGAGTCAAGTCAGCATGGTCGATTGGGTGTCTAAAAGATATGACATCGGAACAAAATTCTTGGCTTGGTGGTAGACAACATAATTGGTCACACGCTTTTGCAGTGGTAGATTATTTTGATAAAGGTTTATTTACAGTTCATGTAATAAATATTATCGAAGGTAAAACCTCACTGTGGGGTAAGCTTATAGAGGGATAAATATGGCAAAGCAGTTGCTTGAAATAAACAAGTTTATGAACGGTACGGTAACTACACCAGATGCTACCGATACCCCTGAACAATCTGCTAGCTATTCCCTTAATTTAGATTGTGTAAATAAAGATGGAGCCCTTCAAGGAGCTCCAACTAATACCGCCGTTACCATAAAGGATTCAGGTGGTTCAAATGCTAGTCCAGATATGGACAAAGCTATTTCCTTAAAATCTGTAACTACTACCAATGTTATAAAAGAAGATGTTGTTTATTGGGAAAATGATGATAGTAAATTACACTTCATAAAGGATTTAAATTTAAATAATACACAGACTGTCGTTGACCCAAGTAGTACTCCATTTGCTACTAGCGGTATTGCTTATAGTTCTGTCCCATTGGAAGATATAGCAATGGAGGCGCATAATAAAGAAGTTCATATAGGGCTTGGAAGAACTCAAAAGCCTAAGTGGGTTGGGTATACTAATCATTCTTCACTTACTGGGGAAGGTGCTGGGAAACTATTAGCTGTTGATGCTGAAGTTGTTTATCCCTCTTCTGTTCCTCATTTGAAGAAAGTTGTTAAAGTTGCTGATGATCAATATGTCTATGGAATAAAAGAAGGTGGAACTAGAATATGGAAAATAAATTCCAACACTGGGGCTTTAGTTGCTAAGTCGTCTCAAGGTACCTTTTCTAATTTACAATCCATATGTACTGACGGTAGTAGTAATGTATATCTTTTAGATAGAGTAGGTAAAGGTAAAATATATAAAGTTGGCGTTGATAACTTAGACCAGATAGATGTTACATATGACTTACCTACTACTTATCAAGGGCCTTCAGGCTCAGAATATTCAGATATAGAAAGAACATCTGGAGGAACAGCTAAGATATGGGTAGCCGCTCATTGGACTGGGGGAGGAGGTTCTGGAGTAGATATTAGCGCAACTAATAAGTTTATCTGGAATTTTACTGATGATGGCACTAGCGAAACGAAAACTCTTGATAATAAAATGCCAAGGATGACTGGTGGTGCAACATCTACCGTTGGAACTTGGGTAGATTGTGTTGTAGAATCTGGAACTATTGATGCTGGAAGTTTCTCTGCAGCTAGCACTTATATAATGGAAACCTTTCCAAGAAGTTTAGTTAAGCATCCTAGTGACGCTAATGCAATATATTGGTTAGCTAGATACCCAGATAATATTGACCAGGATGTTTCTGATGATAATATACTATCGGTTCAAAGATTGTGGCTGAATAGGCCAGTTGCTGATTTAGGTGGAAGTGGAACTAATAGAGATAAAATGGCGGGTATAACAGAGATAAGAACTTTATGCTTACATAGAATTAAGCAAGACCATGATGCAAGTACACCAGACTTTGTCCCATTAACCCATGTTTATCATCCAGGTAGTTCTGCTAGTGGAACTGGTGGAAATACTAAATGTAATATATCTAGCGCTGCTATAGAGGCCAATACTGCTGCTTTATTTATTACAGCAGACGATAAGATACAAAGAATGGGAACTGACCCAGATAC